ATAGAAGAGTACCTTTGCTTAAATGTGTCAATTTGCTGTGCTTCACATAAGTTTGCACAACATCCGCAAGATACAGCTGGGTCTTCTTCTATTTGAGATCTTACATTAGTATTATAATATTCACCCATAGAGTCTTGGGAATTCCAATCTTTCATTTGTTCTGGAGTTAACTTATACATAACTTCTCCAGTTCCACATTTGAGTCCTTGCAAAGACATGTATACGATATAGGCTTTCTCTGTATTATCGTATATCCATTGTATTGGTCCTATTGAGGATTCCATCTCCCCTTTGTTCCCGCCCATTTCCATGTAGTTCTCAACATCATCGTCATCTACGTCAGTAATGTCCACCCCAAGGGATTCTGCTACCTCTTCCACATCTGCCCAAGCAGACTCATTTGGGTAGTTATCAACAAACTCTTCGGCATCTCTCATGTTTAGACCATAGACATCCATCGCCTTAGCTATTAAATCCTGAGCATACTGATCTCTATAATTGTCGACAATATACTTAGCGTCAGATCTAGTGATATTGTAATTATCTAGGAGATACTTTATCTGGTCTTCTTTTAGATCCTTTATTAGATCAGCAACCATGTATTTTTTCATACTTTATTATACCTCTTTGAGTCCACAATGTCTACATACATTATCTTTAAATAAATGTACTGCCAAGGAGGTATCTTCTTGTTTCTTATCTGTTCTCTTGAATATATCTCTTAGTAGGTCTATAGGGGAAGTCTTATCTTCTTCTGGTAGCCCGCCGTGTTTGTGCAATATCTTTAGTAGGACGCCTGCTACGAATAGATCATCGCTAAATGCCATCCATGGGAATAATATATCAAATGGGTCAATTGGGACAGATAGGTACATAACGCACAAAACGGCTATGATCTTGATATGTGGTGGACATCTATCAAACTGAGCTTTATATGGCTTAAATACCTGGTTTAGGTTCTTAATTAGTATCCACCCATGCATTCATTTCTAGTGTGATATAGTCTGATCTTAGTCAATATCTTTTTAGTTGGAGCGCTCAATGGCTCTTGGCATGCACCGCATGCCATATCCCATTCACCGCTAAAGAAGTCATATTTAGCTCCCTTAAAGTTGGCATATTTATGTGCCACAAAAGTAGCAAAGGGATCAGGTATTTCTAAGTTCTGCAGCATGTATTTATTATAACATTTATGTCAGGTACTGACAAGAGGTCTCTACTTTTCGACTTCACTTTTTCGATCTATATTATGAAACTAATCCTTTATATGCATGACATGCACATACACCTACTATTTGATAGGTTCTATCTACTTCTGCTAGGTCATTATATGTAGCTATAGCTTGGCAGTAATGGCACTTTTCTGCCTCTTCCGCCGATTCTAAGTAGGCTTCAAGGTTATCTAATATACCCATATTACTTATTCCTTGGTATGAGCTTCTGAGGGCCTTCTGTGCCAAATAGGGACTTCTTTACAGGTACGCAGTTAGGGACTCTTCTTCCGCCCTTGTCCTTCATACCCACCTGCTTGTATCCGCTCCAGCAAGCCTTCTCAATGTTGTCCCACTTATCTTCATCTGGGTTCTCTGATTGATACCCTTTTGAGATCTCTTCATCTGTTAATTCAATATTATCCATACTCATATTTTACCATATCTTTCTGGATCATCTAGGATCTCGGCTAATAGCCCTATTGGTACATCGTGCCCTGCTTTAATATGCTCCCGTACATGAGCAATTAAATGTCCATCATCATGGATCTCTTCTGACATTGATAATAAAGAGTATTCATCTGAACGTTCATTTAACCAACATGCAGCACATTCTATCCATCCGCCTACATGAGCGTATATATAAATGTCGCTGTCTGTAAATCTAGAGTATGCCATTGGTTCCCCCTATTAATGTATCTTGTTTATTCCCTTTTTAGACCAGTGTAAATAAGATTTAACACCTACTATCCCATAAAGGATAGCGCCAAGAATAAAACCGTACTGCTTTGTTATCAAAGCATATGCAGTCCACATAAATTCATTAAATATGAACCAGAGCCAACCAAATCTTTTCTTCCTGCCAATTACAAACATAGCTGCAGCACCGCTTAAAACAAGCACGTATGAGGCGTAGCTATTTACCCACTGTTCCATATTTAATATACCCTTATCGTTAGGTATCTATTATACCATCAGTTGTGTCAACGTAGTTGACTGGGATCTCTCTATTTTCGCCGACCTCACTAATTGCGATCAAATCTTCATGATATTGAATATGATAGTCTCTTAATTGATGAGTTACTGCACAATAACAAATAGGGCAATTTGTTATCCACTGAGACTTATCTTCCCAATGTTTAGACACTAAGCTCCAGGTGAAGGAATCGGACCTTCATTATCGGTTTCGGAAACCGCTCTACGACCATTATAGGAACCTGAAATGTTAGTCTGCCTTGCTTAGGAATTGATCTTCCCATAAACCGATAAGGGATTTATTACCAATATCGTCAAAGTAGTAACGCTTTGCGTTACTATCATATGTCCAACCATACCACATATCGCCTTCCATCCAGCTTGAGGATGCTATCTTCATTCCTTCTGGGTCATTAACAATTGTATCTAAATGATCATATAGATGAACTTCATCAAAGATGTATTCTCTAAGGCTTGTCCAACTAAATATACGTCTTGCCAACCATTCAATCATTTTTGCTCCTATTCATATTGTTTTTTTACCCAAAAACTTTTTTTGTAATTAGATTTACTAGAATCTTGTAGATGTGTTATTTTGTAATCTACTTGATCATTTTCTTCTATTTCTTCTTCCGTATATAACTTTAAATCCATCTGCCAGTTTTCATTTTTAATTGGAAATATCTGTATAAATGGAGTTCCTGCTGGTATTGTTCCTTCAAAATCTTTTTTTATAAAAAACGGAAGCTTTCCCCTTTGATTATAAGATTCTGTATCTACAAAACCTGATATAGAAACAAAAGGTAAATCAAATCTATTTAAAGGGTGAGTCCACATAGTTGTGTAGCCTGCAGGGACTTTTGGAACCCAGTTTGTAATCCATTGAAGTTGTAGGTCTTCATATCCATGTGGAGTAGGCAATCCTTCTTGATAACCTCGCATGCTGCAAAAATAGCCACACTCTTCAATATTAGAAATATGTGGATTACCGTTGACCTTATTTATTTTTATATCAACTGGAGTTTTTAATACATAGCCAGATATTACTGCATCTAAAAGCGCTGGACAAGACTTCCAAGATAAGACTCTTTCAAATTCTTGTTTACCATCTTTAGTAACAAGGTTAAGTTCATAAAGACCGTTAGGCATTTTTCTATGCTTGTCCGCCGAAGAAAACCATTCTGGAATAGCACTTTTGGATGGCTCTGGAATATGCTCGTTTCCTATGTTTTGCTTTCTTTTAGAGTAAAAGGTTATCTTCTGCTTCATCTGGATCCCTGTCCCAAGTAAGCTTTCCATCTTTGTACACAGGCCAGTATCCTAATGAACGCCAGTCCATCTTCATTATTCTTGGCTCTTTCACACTGCCACCTGAATTGGAATCATTGTCTCACATCTTTCACAATATTGATATGTTGATCCAGTATATGGGCATGTTCCTGCATTTACAAGAAAATGGCCTTTAATTTTACATACAAGTTTTTTTATCATTATAGTTTATTATATAATATACGACAGGTACTGTCAATAGCCTTCTATTTTCCGCCGCACTTTTTTCGCTAAATTAGTTACAATATAGTAGAATCATCAGTATATTTTATAACTGGATCTAATCTATCCCAATGTCCATTTTCGCTACCCTGATAAACCTGTCCAGTTTCTCTGTCTACAAGAAGCCACTTCTCTGGTGATTTGGTTTTAACCTGAAGAACAACTGAGTTAGATAAAACCTTAAAGTTAAATTTGTTTCTCAAATTTACCTCTTAATTGCTAGTACGCTCTTTGTATTCAAAAGCAAATACTTTTCCCCGTCTTCATCTTCAATATCTGTGCCACTGTTTTGATTGTAATACACACTATCTCCAATGGCCAATCCATTAATTGGTATAAGCTCACCCTTATAGTTATGTTCACCATTTCCAAGATCAAGTATCTTTCCAACCCTGAGAGGAGAATCGCTAAGCGAAGCCATTAAAACTATACCAGACGATGTGGTTCTGTCTTCTACCTTATTTTCTTTAACTAACAATAAGTTGCCAAATGGCTTAATCATTTTTTACTCCTCGAACGACTGTTGACTTGCCCAAAACCGATCCTGTGCCGATTTATCTTGTATTTTTTTTGCTTCCATAATTACAGAAATTTCTTGATAAAGTTTATATCCCAGATATCCGCAGACAGCTAAAGATAAAATAAAAATAATAATAAGTGTTTTCATATATTATATTATACTATAACCAAGATAGCTAGTCAATAGTTAGCAGGTTTCTCCATTAGAAATTTCTCTATCGTTTAAATCTTGAAAGCATGTTCCATAAAGGGTATGTCTTTCTCCATTTTTTACTGGAGTTACACGATGAGTAAATTCTTTTGTCATTGGAATTGATATTAACATTCCAGCTTTAGGCTTAATGACATATGGCTTATATGAAAACTCTAAATTACCGTCCTCAAAATCTTCATTTAAATATATTGACCATGCCGCTGTCATTCCAAAGTCATTGAACTCTGTGTCTCCTAGCTCTGCTGCCATACTTTTTTCCCAGTGCCATTGGTATGCACCACTATGATCTGAGTCATCCAGAGGCCAGAATGATTGTAGAGTGATATCCTCATTTAGTCTATTTGGAAGAACCACTTTCATTCTATCGAATACTCCTTCAGGCTTGTACCACAACTCTGGATGGTATCTTGAATCTGTTTCATCTGGAAATATTGCGCTGTTACTTAAATCTATTCCACGTGTTGGGCAGACTGTTCCTTCTGGGTGTATTCTATAGTTAACACCAATAAATTTATTTCTAATAGAGCTAGATCTTGATGTTAGGTACCAGCCAGTTTTATCATCACAAAATGGCTTTAAGTATTCAAGCTCCTCTTTTGTAAGAAAGTCTGGAATGTACCACAAATCTTTATCTATTATGACTTTTCTATTTTCTAGAATTTCCTTGTTTTTCAAAAAATATTTTGGAAAATTAGATCCTCTTTCTGAGTACAGATCGCTATCGTCTATCTCATTTAATTCCATTATATATTTTCCTCCAGAGCTATATTCTTTACATTTTCATTAAAATATTCATCTGATAGATCGTAGAACCACTTTGTAAGCTGCTCTAAAGTCAATCTTCTTTTTTCAATTTTTTCTGTATAGGTGTTATTTAGATAAACTAAGTAAGTATTATCAATATCTTTATCGTAAGAAACTCTTCCAGTCTCAGTATTAAAAGAGTAGTCGTATGAATCACCGTCTTTATTTATTCCAATTGAGCTTTCTGGTGATCCAAAAATAAATGTGCCGTGATGCTTTACGGCTGATTCTAGATCAAACATCTTCCTCTGTAATTATCTGGTCAACAACTACTCCAGCTGGAACCTTACCAGCTTTAATTGCTGCCTCTTGATTTCTTCTAGCATTACACTTAATGTCTGCAGAAGTCAAGCTTTCCATTAGTCCTTCTGGTAATTCTTCTGGGTTGTCTAATCCAGCATATGGATTTTCTAGCAAAGGGTGTGCTACCTTGTCTTTCCATTGCTGCTTCAATTGATATTGATGAATTCTTTCCTTAAAAATTAATCTTTCCCATTCTTGCAATTGTGCTTCAGAGTACCATGCATCTGCATAATCCCAGAATATTACTATCGTGTATCTTGTTCCAGCAGTAATCTCAGTAACGCTATGAATATTTTCTACGCCTCCAGGGAATGATACAAAAGATCCCGTAGGCGGAACAACATCTAGGTTGTGATCTCTAAACTTCAAAACTCCACCTTCATAGTCTGGTTGACTATTTAGATATATCCCAGAGTATTGTTTGTTATCAGCCCAGCCCATATCTTCGCCATCAAGGTCTGTGTTGTCTGAGTGATCGTTTGCATAAGCACCAATCTCCCACTTCTGTGCATGCATACTATTAATCTTCATAGGTCTTCCAGCAGCATCAGAACAGTACTGAATCATTCTTTCTCTTAGGTTAGCCATATATTCTTCAGTTATTGAAGTACCATGCTCCTTAGTAAATGGAGAAACAACATGCATACCGTAAGATCCATAAAAACAAATAAATCTCCACTCCTCTTCATTTGCGTTAAAGAATTTAATTAGTTCTTCGCACTCTTCTTTAGAAAGAAAGTTTTCATACTGCCAAATCCCAGTTCCTCCTCCGCCAAGTAGTTTTCCTCCGAGCTGACTGGTGTTCTGTGATAATGCTTCCATTATTAAACCTTCTTTCTACCAAATTTTTTAGGTGCTACTGCTGGTGTTTCTCTTCTTATTCCATGCTTGTTAACGTCAACCTTCATTGGTGGTCTTTTTTCTTTTATACCTGATTTGAATTTACCCTGAGAAGGATTTCTTTTTGGCGTATCGTTAGAGTTTACAACGTTTTCTGACACTATGCACCCTTAATTTGTGATATTGTTACAACATTTGTATTCATAGATGGCTCAACAGAAGATTCATACTTAATGTCTTCTGAGTTACCACAATTGCAATCTTTGCACATTATTCGTTTATAAACCTTTCAGTCTGCTCTGGTGTTGAAACCATGCTCAAGGTAACCCCAGAGGTTCCTTGAGAAGTAACATCTTGAATTGAAACTGAAGCTATACCAGTTTCACTTCCTACGCTTTCGCATCCACATTCAATGCACATATTACTTTGGACCTTGAGCCTGCGCCTGGTTTGAAACGTCTGTTGATGGGAATGCTGCCTTTGGATCAGCTGCGTACTGCTCGTTGTTGCCCCATACTGTTGAATCATCTACCTTTGGTGATGTAAATCCGTTTAAGTCTTTTCCGTCTGACATGTTATTACTCCTATAGGTTATTTATTTAAGCGGGACTAGTATTCCGCTTATACCTCTATTATAGCATTTAGTTGATTAGGACTTGTATTGCTCATGCCAGCAATCATCACATATATCAATAATTGGGCCTGACTGACTGCCTGAAATCCTAGTTGCTTTTTTCCCACAACCCTTTATTTCGCAAAATCCACTAAACATTACTTAGAGCCTTTAGCCTTCTGTCCTCTATATCCAGTCTTCTTTATATTCATAGACCCTGGCTTTTTTTGTCCGCTAGCATATGTTCCTGCTTGTCTTTGTGCTAATGCTCTCTGCATTTTATCTAGGTGCTTACCCATTACTTAACTTTCTTGCCAAACTTTGCCCACAGTCTTTCATGAATAAAGAAAAATGACATCTCTAGCGCTAGATACGATAGACCGTAAAGACCAACATATTCCCACTCTGCTTCTCCAGTAAAATATTTAAGAGTAAAGTAAATTATTCCAGAAACAAAAGTGAAGTGTACAAATGGCCAGCTGATAGTCTTTAGCAATGACTTTCTTTTAGAATCCATTACTTAGCTGCCTTCTTAGCTGGTGCCTTCTTAGCCGCCTTCTTAGCTGGTGCCTTCTTGGCTGTCTTCTTAGCTGGTGCCTTCTTGGCTGTCTTCTTGGCTGGTGCCTGAATTGATGCTAGAATTGCATCCGTAATAACTTTTTCAAACATAGCTTCTTTTGGTGTGACACGTAGCCAACCAAAAATTTTAAACTTTAATCTAGTTAACATGATTCCTCTTTTTCTTTTAATTTTCTAATTACTAAACTCAAAACCTCTCTTGGTCTCCAGTCTGGTGGTATTTCTAAACTTTCCATCTCTTTAATTAATTCATTTAAAACTTTTTTTTGAATAACGTGAAAGTGATCCCATTCCATAGTATTAATTTTATCATAATAGTAAATATGGGGCAGGTTACCCTGCCCCATATTAAACTAATTACTTAAGCAAGGTAACCTTAGCTTTTGGATTCTTCTTGTTCCACTGAGTGGCCAACTTGTTAAATGCAGCCTTCATAGACTTAATCGCTGCAGCATTATCTGCAGTCAACTTAGCAATCTGTGCATCCTTAGCGAGTAGAGCAGCATCTGATGCAGTCTTTGCATCTGCAAGTGACTTTGCACCCGCTACCTTCTCTGTTGCTACAGCATCTGCAACTGCCTTATCTGAAGCAGCCTTTGCATCTGCAAGTGCCTTATCTGATGTAGCCTTTAGATCAGCAAGTGCCTTGGCATGTGAAGCCTTTAGTTCTGCAAGTTCTGCAGTAAGTGTTGCAAGTGAAGCATTCGCTGCTTCCAAGTCCAACTTGAACTGTGCAATAATCTTATCTGCAGCAACGCCTGCATCTGCGAGTGCCTTTAGAGCGCTTGCTTCTGCCTTCTTTGCATCAGTTGCTTCTGCGGTAGCCTTTAGTAGCTCAGCATTAGCCTTTGCTAGGCTTTCTGCTAGAGCTGACTTAGCCTTAACTTCTGCTTCAAGCTGAGCCTTTGTTGAAGCGTGTGCTGCTCTTTCTGCAACGAGTGCTGCTTTTTCAGCAGCAAGTTCTGATACTAGATCACGAACTGAAATCTCTGCGAATGGAGCAAGTGTCGGAGCAGTCAAACCAACTACTGCTGCTGCAACTGCATCTGTTGATGTTGTTGGAGCAAATGTAATTAGTGAGCGTGTTCCTGTTGTTGGAAGAGTAGCCTTAAAGGTTGCTGTTCCAAAATCTGTTAGTGTAGCACCAGTTGTTACTGTTGCTGTATCCATAACTGCTGTTGAAGCAAATACAGTTGCTGTAATTGACTTACCAGATACCTTGTTGCCAAATGCATCTGTTGCAGTTACAACGATGTCTTGCTTTGTACCAGCAGCACCTGTTGTAGGTGCAGAAACTGATAGATTATTGATTAGACCAGCAGTACCCTGTACATAGTATGTTACCGTTACTGGACCATTTGTAACTACAACTGTTCCAATTGCTGTTGTCTTTGTGTAGACATAGAATGTTGCTGTTGTTCCTGTACCAGTTGCAACTGTCAAAGATGATGATCCTGATGTTGCTCCTACTGGTGCAGCAGTTGAGTGTAGTGCAGATACAATTGTTGCATTTGTTGAAGTTGCAGTAACTGATGTTCCTGCTACTACTGTTGCTACGATCTGAACAACGTCTGTATTGTCAACAGTGTTGTCTGCAGGTACTGGACGTACGATTGCAGTCGTTAGCGCTGTTCCAGCAGTTGCTGGCGTGTCATATCCTGCGCCACCTGTTTTTGCGGCATTCCATGTGGATGCTACAACTGACATGGTGTTAGCACTTGCAGGTGTTGCTACCATTGTGCCCAAAGTCATGGCTGCAACCATGGCTAGAGCGATTTTCTTAAATGAGTTCATTTAATTTATTCTCCTTATTTCCTCTACGATCTATATTGATCGCAGAAATTTAGTGTAGTGCATTTACTTTTACATGGAAAGAGCAGGGATCTCCTCCTTCTTCCCATTCTTGCATTTCTTCATCTGTTAAAGGCGGACCATCGTGTGTATCGCAAAATACATCTGAGACCCAGCCTCTATCGTAACCATTTTTGAGCCATATCTCAAACTCTAAATGATTTGAATCTATATTCTCTAGATCCATTCTGAAAGCTCTTCTAGCATAATATGCTTAGGTTTTGCACCAGTAATAGTTTTTACTGGCTTCCCCGACTTAAATAGTACCATATAAGGGATAGAAGTTACAGAGTATTCTGCTGATTTTATAGGATTTTCATCAACATTTAGTTTTCCAACCCACAATCCACGCTCATTTGATATCTCATCTAGTATTGGAGACACCTTTAAGCATGGTCCGCACCATGGAGCCCAAAAATCAATAAGGACTAGATTGTGAGAATCTAATACTCTATCAAAGCTTTCATCTGTAACTATCAACTTACTCTCCTTTTAGCTCATCCGCTGCATTATTAAACTTATTCATAAATGTTTGAATAACCCATAATGCTGTCTCACCAGCATTTGCAGACATTGCTTTTGATGCTTCTTCTGTTCTATCTTCAATGGCAAGGGCGTTGTACCATTTCTGGTACAACTCCTCACCAATGTCCTTGATTATTTCTTCAAGGATAGTTAACTTACTATCCATTGATTATTTTACTCAACTTAAACAGATAAACATTTTGTCCATAAGAGTTTTCTACTGGATCAGAAGCCGTCTTCATTAATGAAATTAGCTCTGTTGATGTCAATGTAGGCTTTGCAACCTTTAAGTGCACATATTTTGCAGCAATTACCTGAACAGAAACAGATGTTCCATAAGAATATCCGCTAACATTTCCAGGATAAATAGTTGGCTGCTGGATTTCACCCCATAGATCTACAAGTTTTACATCATAGTTGCTTGTTAAAGAAACTTGAGGCTTATCTAGATTTAGAGTTTCAACTCCACCAACTGCAATTGATTGGCTAATACATGCTGGCCACTCGATCTTGCCCTTCATGCTTGGATTTCCAGCACTATTTCCAGAAGGGAAAAATACTGGTACGCCAGAGTTATTTAAATTAGAAACTACTGTGTCAACTGCTGTTGGCAAACAGTAATTAGATGTTGCGCTGCGCTTAACAACTGGAGCATTTGTAGCATGAGATGATGCAACCGCTACAATATTGTACTTAGCTTTGTTGTTATTAACCCATGTTAAAGCATTTACAAGAGTGTTTAGACCATAAGTTTGCTGTCCGCCTTTTGTTGTGTTACCAACAATTCTAATAAATACAATATTAATATTTGGGTTAGATGCAATTGCTGCAGAAGCCATTTGTGTTCCATGGTTAAAATTATTTGTTGATAACATACTAATTGGAAGAACTGATGCTCCTGCGCCCTCCATAAATTTAGTTTTATTTGGACATGATGGCCAATCTAAAATGCATACCTCAGCAACTAGTCTTGACTTAATTGATGGGATTGATGTGTCTAGCGCTGTGTCTAAAATAGCCAATGTTGGGACAACTGTTTTTGGCTTTAGATTTGCCTGTGCAGGCATTGTGGTGATAGCGAGTGTGCTGGCAATAATTGCCATAGTTATTAGTTTTTTCATAAAGCTAATTCTACTAAATTCAGCGATGGTTGTCAATAGATTATGAATTTTGTGTTGGGTTCTTGCGTGGATACCATTTACCAGAATCCATGTTTCTTGCTTCCGCCGCTTGTACCTGAGTATTAATTACGTTGCTCATAATCTCATGCATTATATCTAATTCAATTCTAAGCTTATATAGTTCAAGCTCTAGCATATCAATTCTTCTTTGTGATCTCATATTTATTCTTCTCTATCCAGTGGCGTTGGCGCCGTTGCTAGTGTGCCACAATTAGCACACTCCATATCTAAAAAATAAGTTGCAATTTCACAACTATCAAAAATGACTTTGAGGTTCCATATCTCACAACCACATGGACATACATGTGTTGGCACACCTCTAATGTCCATTGATCTTGAGTAGTCTGGTCTTAAGTCGTTTATATCCATTAACTAATTATACACTAAACTTGAATGTATGTATAGGGGGCAGCTACGCTCATATTAAACTCAGTTGCTGCTTCTAGTGCTGCCTTTAATCTAAGCCTAGGATTTTTTTGATTTTTAGTAGCATGCAATGCTCCCAAAGCTATCTGTCCTCCGCTTCCTTCTGCCATATAGTTTACAATATTTTCCCCTACATGAAAGTCTTCATCTATAGTAAAGATTCTACCTTCAACACCTACTATGAAAATTCCACCAGTGTCTTCTTCTGAAGATGATCCAATACTTCCGTACCCATGCTCTTTGAATGCAGCTTTTACTGAATCAATAAATTTAGTTCTCATAAACTTATCTAATCCAGAGTTTGTTTTAGTTGGAGTATATTTTGGTGGAGTCCACATGTATTGAAGAATTTGGCCCATGCGAAAAGAATCTGTAAATGCTACGCCGTATTGACCAACCTTAAAACACTTAGGCTCTTTCCTAGAAAGGATCCATCCACTTTTATCGTCTGATGCAGCATGGTCGGAAGCCATATAGACAACACCATTCTGGGCAATAGCAACAATACAGGTCATAAATCTATTGTACTATTTTAATTATTCTGTGTCCAGCATTTCATGATATTCTATGTGATTTAATTGAGATAATACACTCTCTAATTCAGACTTCATTTCAATTAAGTCTTGGATGGCTTTATAATATTTGCCTTTCCATTCATTTAATTCTTTTTCAAGCTGATACAACTCTATCTTAAGATCTTTTATATCTAATTTAAGATGGTCTTTTTCACGCTCATCCCGCCTATTTCTTTCTTTTTTAGCGTCCCTAAAACCATTAACCAACGCAGTGGCAAATCCACTAAGCATTGCAGCTAATATTGATACTACAATCGTTATGTAAGTTGTTTCCATTATAAGGTAATTATACCTTATAATTAATCTAAATTAATAGCTCAGATGCTGTAATTTCTGCGCCAATATATCTCTTTTTTTGTATAAAATCTTTAACTAATTCGTGCCCATTTTGTCTTCCAGCAATAAGGATTACCCACCTTGGCTCAAACTTATTGTCTATGCATGTTTGGCAAAGAAATAAGTTGATTGTAAGCAATGATGACTTCTTTAAGTTTAGCTTATTCTTTGTTTTGTTACATGAATAACAAAATATCTTTTCACTCATTCAAAAACCTCTTCGCATTCTGTTTCTTTAAAAAAACGACTAACATTAAATCTAATGTTGTCTCTTGAAAAAAGCCCAGCAAAGTCTTTTACTAGGCTTGTATAGCTTTCTTCTGCCATCTCATTCTTATATTTTAGAATTATCTTTTCTGCCTTTATATAATCTTCTCTTACAAAAGTGCAGTCTCCCTGGCTTCCGCCTGAAGATCTGCGATTAACTTTTTGCGCTAGCTGCCCACCTGGTCCGTACATTGTTACTGTTAGGTAATCCTTTGCAAATCCCCAATCAGTGTACTTATTATACGCCTCAGTAACATCTATTGGGCTATTGTAGTGATAGATAGATCTGGCTGGACTTTCTCCGTCTCTTGCAATAGTTAGCATATAGTGTGTGCTACCACTTGAGTTTTCTCTAAGAAAGTTGTCAACTACAGAAGTGTGTTCTGGTTTTAATTCGCTCATGACATTGGCTTTCCTTCTAGTTCTACTCGAACACCATATGACTCAAGTAGTTTTTTAGCTCTAGACACATAATCTATAACCTTTTCTTTTTCAATTCCATCAAACTGTATAAAATTATCCTCATATAATCTTAAAGCAAGGAACTCTGGATACTTAACAACATCCATTAACAAGAACATAGGTTTATTTAATTCTCTTAGCTTTTTCTTCATATCTTCATTATAAAAAACTGGTTTGTTTGGTTCACCAGTCCACTGATTCATTCCATATTTAAAATGATGGTTATCATAAACGTTAGACATTTTTGTTCGCCTTTAGCTGTTTCCAAATTTCTTTTGTTTTGTGAGCATTTTTCATTTTATCAACTAAACCAGATGAAAGAAAAACACCACCCCAAACACCGTACTCGCTGTTTTTTAATCCAGACTCATAACAAATGGATCTAACTGGGCATGACAAACAGCACTGGTCTATAGCCTTAGCCATATTAATATCTGACTCATATTGATCAAAGAATAGATTTGTGTTCATTCCACTGCATGCAGCTAAATGCCACCATCTTACTGACTGCTCATCTGAATCTAATTTATTTAAAATACTTGACATATTTTAGCGGAAGAGTCCATGCCCCTTTGGGATTAACTGGAAACTCATTTGCGATTCCCCAGGAATTATTTTTATAGATGCCTTTGGTGTCAAAATATCCGCTATTATTTTTTTCCCAAACAACTAAACTATAATTGTTCCAGTATAAATCAAACTTGTTCTTAGGAACTCTTTTCCTTAGAATCTCTACTCCATTTTCATATAAGTGTAGCATTTATCCAACTCGTCTTAATTATACCTATAAATTATTATACAGGAATAGAACAGCCGTTGTCAACTGTTTTTATTATTTATTTGGGTTAATCATTGATAATTCACCATCAAGCAACTCTTCAATGTGTGAACATACTACTGACCATTCTTCTTCAAATAACTTGTATGATCTTCCGTGTCCTGGACCTGGTGCAATTTGCTGTCTATGAGAAACCATTAATACATGGTCTGCAGCAAGCTCGACCCTGCCTCCATCTCCTATAGAAACATTAGACCCATGCTGTATTCTAGACAGATCTGCACCAAAATCTCCGTAGTCTAATCCTAAATCTTTAATCAAATTGTCTTTCAGTGTTTTCTCTACATCAAGATTTAGAACTGAAGGAGAATAGTGCTTAACTACAAAACCATCTTTGTCCACTAAGTACTTTTCAAAATTTGCAGCTTGGATTGCTCCAGCATAAAATCCTTGGCATAGCCACCATGAGTAATACTGGTCAAATGGGAATTGTATTCCTAGCTCTAGGGCCTTACCCCATAAATTATTTGCGTGATCTGAAATTACATTAAAAACTTCGCTTGGCTCTCCAAATGGCTGGTCTATCCCATTTAGATCTCCGACTATCTCTCTGTTTGGAATTGAGTTTACTTTTTCAGAGAATCCAAATGTAGTCCCGTATACATCGCAACCATAGTTTTGTGAATCCATTCCTTCAACTAATCCTTGTGACCATGCTCCCTTTGTAACTCCTGGACCGCAGTAATCATTTGTTGGAAGAGCTACAATCTCAAAGCCTCTGTCCTTGTATTTCTGCTGAAGCCACTCTAAGACCTCCATTTGGTTTGCATTTCCACAACCTACTGTAGTGTTTACAAACATTGTAACCTTACCCTTATACTTTTTCAAAAAGTCTGGTGTACCGTCTGCTGCATTTAATTCTAGATCATATAGTGATTTCATTTTTTTTCCCCTTTTACTCTTATTGAAGAGATTTTTACAGATTTTACTTCATCATCTGTACCAAATATATCAGAGATATATTCTTTAGCATCGTTTTCATCAAAAGCTTCTACTTCTGCTGAAATTTCTAGCTTTATTAAATACTTATTCATTTATTTAGATACAGTATATCCGTTTTTAGTTAATAAATCAATTGCTGCTTTAACTTTAGGGTCTACCTTTGCTGGTATCTTTTGTGCAGTATCTTTTGATGCCGCCGCCTTTTTTGCTGTAGTTGCTGAAGCCCCAAACTTTGGTCTTCCAAATCCTACGATTGAAATAAGAACACCAGCTTTATTTTTCTTGTAAGCACGAAGTTGTTTGCAAACTTCTCCGCCATTTCTTTGGCTTCCAGACTTTTTTGAAGATGTGTTTCCTTCTATACACCAAACAGTTCCATCCTCATTGTCTTTAACAACAATACCTACGTGAGAAATTCTATCGACGCCATCTGAAGGGAAATCAAAATACGCTATATCTCCTGGCTCTGGATCTGCAACATCTACATCAATCCAAGCACCAGCTTTTTTAAATGCTGCTGCACCTCCTGGTGTGTAAACAGTATTAGGAATCTTTACGCCAGATTCTGACCCGCACCAGTTTACGAAACTTCCGCACCATGGTTGGAAGTTTGCTTTCATAAAAGCACCGTATTTAGTTTCGTTGTCTTTAGGACCTTCAATAGTTCCTAGCTCTGCTGTAGCAACTTCTATTAGACGAGCTGCTGTACCTTGTTCTGCCATTAGTCTTTATCCCAATCTAGATCAACTGGTTGCTCTTCTGGCATTGCTCCATCTGGCTTTGCTGCCAAACGAGCTGCAGTTGCATCAATTTCTGCTTCTAATTTTTTATCTGCCTGTGTATTTTTTGCATCTACTTCTTTATTTTGTATCTGTGCTGCCATAATATCTTTAGCGCCTGAGTTACCAATTAGAATTCCTGCAAGTGTTCCTGTAATAAATGTTGCAATGCTACCTAGAACATTGAAGAACATTTTGTCATTTTCTGACTGAGCTCCAATAGGTTGTGTTACAAACAACAGCCCATAGATAATTCCAAGAGCTGTCATAAAAAGAATACTTCCAAGAGTTATTCCTAGAATAAACTTTAATCGAGCATCTAAATCTGCGGGCGTTAGTTTTTGTTTAGCCATTTGTTATTTCCTGTTCTGGTGTGTTAGGTGTAATTTTTATTACATCTTTTGTGCAAGTCTGCGTAGCTTCGCATTCTGGAGGATTACATTCTGCAATTTCCCAATTTTTAGGATCTTGGCATGGATATCGGTATCTATTTAAAGATTCTGGTGAACATGCACTTAATGATATCATTAGTAAGCCTGCTAAAGCAATAGAAAATATTTTCCTCATAGTACAATTATACACTATTTATCGTCTTTTCTAAGTGGTATAGTTATTAGCCAAATTACAGTAGTTATTAATACTGCAATTCCAACAATATCTCTAGCTGAGCCCGTCAAAGTTAGCCATGCTATAAAGAAGCCTAGGAGGGTGAATGCCTGGGCAATTAGCTCCATTCCCGCGTCTTTGAACCATTTAGCCAAGCCCTTAATTGCCTTGCCTGTAAGATTAAGCATATTTTTGATTATCTTCATTTGTTCCTCCTTATCATTGCCCCTGCAATTTGTGATGCAATGACCACTGGGACAATTACTTCCTGCGCTTTTTCTCTTTGATCATCTGTCATATCCATACCTAATTCAGAAAAATTAGATAGTAGTTCTACTGGGTCCACCGCAAATACCGTTCCAAGTGGGTCTGCTAAGAATGCTTCTGTTTGTACTTCTGTTACTGCATCTGCTAATGTAAATGGCATTGGAGTTTCTCCTGCCTCCGCCTGTCTATCTGTAAACTCAACGAATGCTTCTGCCAGTGCTGGGTTAGACTTCATCTGCTCAGCAATTTGTGCAACCTCTGAAGGCTTAATCCCAAGGTCTTCTGCAACCTCAGCCTTTGCTTCTTGAGTCAAGGCTCTAAGTGTTTGGCTAACTGCTGTTACTTGTTCAGGGGAAAGAGTAACTAACTTGTTATCCTTGCTTGTAAGGTTAGCAATAACTCCAGATAAATCTTCTGCTGTTCCTGTACCCTTTTCAGGAATAAGTTCTGCTAAAACCTGATCTTTAACTTCTACATCTGGCTCAGTCCATGGGTTTTCTTCAGGCTCAGGATCTGGTCCTGGTTCTGGTGAGGGTTCAGGCGTAGGCTCTTCTGTGGGTTCCTCAGTAGGCTCTGTAGTTGGTTCTGTAGTTGGTTCTGGGTCTGGTGTAGGTTCTACTGTAGGTTCAGGAGTTGGTTCCTCTGTAGGCTCTGCTGTAGGCTCAGTAGATGGCTTTGGTGTAGGAGTGGGCTTTGGCGTAGGAGTGGGCTTTGGTTCCTCAGTAGGCTCTTCTGTAGGCTCAGGGCTTGGCTCCTCTGTTGGCTCATTTGTAGGTTCCTCTGTAGGCTTTGGAGATGGATCATCTGTAGGTTCATCTGTAGGTTCAGTACTTGGTTCTGGGGTAGGTTCTGGAGTTGGTTCTGGAGTTGGTTCTGGAGTAGGCTGATTGGCTGCAGCGTTAGCTGCTGCCTGAGCAATAGCAGACTGAATCTCTCTTTGTAATTGTTCTTCATAGTAACGCCATGCGTTA